CGAAGACGGTATGAGCATCCGTGTTACGAAATACTCCGATGGTGACGCCAACAAGCAGAAAATTCGTTTCGACCTTCTGCCTGCCTACGCCACCTTCAATCCCTTCTTTGCAGGTCAGGGATTCGGCGTGTAATGAACAAGGGGGAGGGCGCAAGCTCTCCCCTTTTCCTTTGAGGTAAGCATGGCAAAGGCGAAAGACCCGCGACTGGCTAGGGCTGGAGTATCCGGGTATAACAAACCCAAGAAGACCCCTAACCATCCAACTAAATCCCACGTTGTTGTCGCCAAGTCTGGGGATGAAATCAAAACAATTCGATTCGGTCAGCAGGGTGTTGTGGGAGCTGGCAAGGCACCGAAAACCGCAGGCGAGAAGGCCAGACGCGCTTCCTACTATGCAAGGCATAATGCGCAGGATTCCTCCCCTGACAAACTTTCTGCTCGGTACTGGAGTCATAAAACTAAGTGGTGACACAGATTTGGGTAAAGCCCAGTGGCGTTGAAATGACCATCAACCCCGAAAACATTGAATTAGCAAAATCGCTCGGCTGGGTGCCGAAAGATCAAGTACCCATTGTTGAGGAAGTGGTAGAATTACCCAAGCGCAGGGGCAGACCGCCCAAGATTAAAGAGGTGTGACATGAAGGGTTTGTACGCAAACATTCACGCAAAGCGGAAGCGGATTGAAGAAGGTTCCGGTGAGAAGATGCGCAAGCCCGGCACCAAAGGCGCACCTACTGCTAAGTCCTTCAAGAAAGCCGAGAAGACTGCGAAGAAGCCGAGGTTTGAGTAATGGCTACGGTTGCGCAGGTTGCGAAGGCATCTCTCCAACGAATTCTGGTACAGGCGTCTGAGGCTCCTCTGGAGGCAGACGAGTATCAGGATTTCATCTTCGCAATGAACAACTATATGCTTGCGCTGGATGCGTCAGGTGTGCATTTGGGTTATACGCAAGTATCTAACCTTGGTGATCTGGTTACAGTCCCTGTCGGCGCTCTTCGTGGAATGATTGCGAATCTCGCTATCGAGGTGGCTCCCGATTACGGCGGGGTAGTAACTGATGCACTTGTCCTACAGGCCAGAGAAGGTCTTCAGGCGATGAGGATGCTCGGTCAAACTATCGGCGCAACCCGCAACCCTTCGACGCTTCCCATTGGTTCTGGCAATACAGATACTGGCTACGGCTGGACTTGGAATTTCTATCCTGACAGCGAAGAGTCTATCTTGGCTGAAACGATTGGCTCGATATCTCTGGAGAATCAGACCAATGTATGACCGGGCGTATGGCGTAAAGCAATCTGACTTCACCGCGCAGACTTCGATAATCTCAGGCTCGTTTCTGGGGTTCTTTGCGAATGGCTACAACTACAAGATTAGCTACGACAATTTCCTCGGTGGACTCGGTGTAACGGGTTCCATTGCTCAGGATGGTGCATCGACTGGTACTCCGGTTCTCGACATTCAGGGTACTGTTAACTTGATCCGAAACATTGAAGACGGATCGGGTATTGTTACTAACGTCTCCCCCGAAAACGGCATCACGATAGCCCACAACTTCACTGTCAACACCGCCGGTCAACCGTTGATGCAGGACATTGCTGCGGCGAGTCCTATGTTCGTTTCATTGGTAGGTGGTACTGGTATTTCATGTACTACGGTGGGCGACACGATTGAGATTGCTTCCACTGATGCTGCTTCGTATGCCTCTGTCTCGATGGCTGGAAACGCTACTGCTACGACTATTGCATCCACGGCGACCCCGGTAAAGGCGGCAGGTACGTTTGTGGTCGGTGATGTATCTACAGGGTGGACGGCTGCAACCAATGGCCGAATTACCTACACAGGGCAGACAGGCAGACATATTATCAACGCTCTTGCGACTCTGGATGTGGTGTCGGGTACTAACCACAAAATCTCACTGTTCATCGCTAAGAACGGGACGGTGATTTCCACGAAGATGACCGACACGATTTCTTCTGGTGGCCCAAGAGCGATTGCGACTTTCGTGAATCTAATCCTGAACCAGAACGATTACCTTGAGATATTTGTCAGAAACGAATCCACAACGGATGGTGTTATTGCTGTCAACGCAGTCTTGAGCGCACTCTAATGCCGATAGTCACTCTCCCCATCACTAACGGGTTCTATGTAAGTAACTCCCTGCCCATCTCGGCGCAAGAGTGTACTAACTGGTATACCGTGGTTGAGAGTGCTCCTTCATTGGCTCCAGAAACGCTCAGGGGAACGCCGGGGATCGAACAGGTAGAAACATCAGGGACTATCTTGCAAGCGAACAGGGGCGCTCACACGATGGCTGGTGTGGCCTACTTTGTGAACGGAACTAAACTTTACCAATTAGACCAGACCCAAGTTATTCCGACCGAGGTTTATGATCTGGTAGAACTGGGTACTGTGGCAGGTACTGCACGTTGTTCTATGGCCGATAACGGGACGCAACTATTGGTCCTTGTTCCTGGTGGCAATGGGTACATCTACAACCATGTAACAGATACGTTTACCCAGATCACAGATTTAGACTTTACCGCTAACGGTAATCCTCAGTTTGTAGTGTTCATTGACGGCTACTTTGTCGTCACTACTGATACGAAGAAGTTCATAGTTTCAGCAATCAACGATGGACTTAGCTGGAATGCCTTGGACTACGGAACGGCTGAATCTGACCCTGATAACATCGTTGCTCCCATAGTATTCAAGAACCAGTTATTCATTTCGGGAAGTCAAACCTTCGAGGCTTTCCAGAATATCGGTGGATCAGACTTCCCCTTCCAGAGATCGGGATTGTTCTTGGATAAAGGTGTGTTCTCTCCCTATTCACTGATTAACACTCAAGACACGTTCATGTGGGTGGGTGGTGGGCAGAATGAATCCCCTTCCATCTGGGCGTTTGCTGGTAACTCGACTCAAAAGATTTCCACTGTTGCGATAGACTTCATTCTTAAAACACTCACCAACGATCAACTGGCGAATGTGTATTCGTGGACGTACTCACAGAATGGTTCGTACTTTGTAGCTTTTGCGCTACCGAATTCGACTCTGGTTTATGACCATGCCTCTAAACGCTGGCACGAAAGAAAGTCCTACATTGAAGGTGAACAGGTAGGCTATAGGGTTTCCGGTCTGACCCAGGCGTATAACCATATCTTCTGCGGTGATCTCATTGATGGCCGTATAGGTAAGCTGAATCCTGATCTGTTCACTGAATACACTGGAAACATCATTCGGACAGTTGCTACCCAGCCTTTCCAGAACAACACTCAATCCATGTTCGTGCCTTCCATTGAATTGACCGTTGAATCAGGTGTGGGTAATGCGGAATCGGTTAACCCCCTGATTGCAATGGATCGAAGCGTTGATGGTAAAACGTGGTCGGATCAGAGAACGCGAGAACTAGGAAGAATTGGTCAGTACAACCGTAGGGCAATCTGGCGCCGGAATGGTCGGGCTTCCAGATTCGAGGTGTTTAGATTCACCCTGTCCGACCCTGTCAAACCAGTCATTATCCAGTTGAACGCAGACATTCTTCCGGGGACGAAATGACCGGCCCTAGACTCAACGCTGCCAATCCTATCGTTGAAGAAAACGGCACCATGTCGCAGCAGTTTAGGACATGGACTCTGGACGCTTCATTGAGTATTCCGATCATAGGAACAGGGTCTCCCGAAGGCGTAGTCACTGCTAGGCAATACAGTCTATACATCAATTCTGCCGGTGCTGCTGGCTCAATTGAGTACAGGAAGATGCTTCCAGATATCGGTGGGGATGTAACACAGGGATGGAAATTAGTGTAAGAGCGTGTGATGACGATGAGGCTTTGGAGTATCTCCGAGACCCGTCTGTTATCAAGTTACTCAACATCGACCCACAAGGGATTGGGTTAGACTGGATCACGATGATAATGGATGAAAAACTTTTGGTTGTCGCAAAGCCAGAAGGCACCGAGTTAGAGATTCATGTAGCGTGTAAGTTTCGAGATCGTGGCGCAGTCCGCGAAACAATGAAGCAAGGGCTTGAATGGTTGCATGGTCAGGGCTTTTCAAAGGTGTGGACTACTGCACCGGATGAGAGAAAAGCTCTTGGAAAAATGTTAGAATTTCTGCAATTCCGCAAGGTCGGAGAGAGGTGGGAACATGGGTATTGAAGCTGCTGTTTTGGGTGCTGGAAAGCTAATCGGTGGTCTTACTGCTGGAAAGGCTGCGGCTGCTGGTGCTGCTGCATCTCTTGCTGGAAGCGCAATGGATCGACGCGCTCAGGGTAAGGCTGTAAATCAGGCTAACGAAGTTGCTGCGGCTCGAACAGACGCCGGTCTTGGTGCGCTTCGTCCTGCTTTCGAGGCGTCCCAGAATGTACGCCGTGAAGCTCTCGGCATGGGCAATCAAATGCGTCAGCAGGGAATGCAGCAAGGTCTGGGGATGATCGGTCAATTGTACGGGCCGACTGCCGATCTGATGCAGCAGGGCAATCTCGCAGCTCAGAGGATGATGCTTGCAGGTCTTCCGATGCAGAGGGCTGCAATCCTTGGTGGGAAGATTGATTACAGCCAGCTTCAGCCCCAGACGATGAACTACGATCCTAATATGCTTGCTGGTATATTCGGTCAGGCTCAGTTGCCGCAGGGTGATGTAACCTACGCTCCCTTCCCGACTGCTCAGGCGATGAGGTAATCACATGGCGACCCCTGCCGAACAGTTTGCCGCGCAACCCATTGATGCCCAGATGAATCAAATCAGGCTTTGGTTTCAACAGAATCCAAGTGCCAGTGAAACCCAGATTCAGAGCGCAATGGATCAGTACGGAGTTGCCCCTAAAACGGTTGCTCTGGCGATGGGTAACACTAGACTTCCTAATGCTCCAGCTTCGATTCAAGTGGCTCAATATCAAAACATCACTGGTAACAGGTCGGACATTAACGACATCAACCGGGCGATTGTAGCTAGGAATCTCGGTGTATCTGCCGAAGAATTATCTGGTCTTGGCGGGATGGATTTAGCTCAGGCTCAAGCTCTCACCGGTCGGGTATCAGAACAGAATGCACAAAAGGGACAGGTTAGTCAGGATCAGATCAGGGCGTTCATAGCAGCCAATCCCAATCAGTCTGACCAGCAAATTGCTGCCATGATGACTGAATATGGCGTGACTCCACTTCAGCTTTCTCAAGCTACTGGCGTGGATGTTGGCACGATTCAGGCGCGACTTGGCAGTGCTGTTCAGGCTGGTGCTGAGAATATCCCAACAGGTCAGGCTGGGTTTGAGCAGGCTCTTACGTCTGGACTAGCGAGTGCAACGGGAACGCTTCAGGGCGCTGAGACAAAGGCTAGGGGTGATCTGTCGGCGTCGATGGAAGAAGTTGCCAAACTCTATGGGCTGAATGTCGATGATCTTAGATCGGCAGGACAAGTAGCGCGTGGAGACATAGAACGCACCTACGGGCAAGCTGGGCAACTGTTCACCCCTTACCAGCAGGCAGGCACAACGGCTCTCCAGCAGCAACTGGCGCTGTCTGGTGCGCTCGGCCAAGATGCGTTTAATGCGGCGTATCAGGAAAGCCCGTATGTACAATTCCTCCGTGAGCAGGGTGAAAGGTCTACCCTGTCTGGTGCTGCTGCAACTGGCGGTCTTGGCGGTGGTCGAGTACAGCAAGAACTTGTCCGCTTTGGTCAGGGTTTGGCAAGCAAAGGAATACAAGAGCAGATCAACAATCTGGCTGGTCTCTCAAGTCAGGGTATGCAGGCTGCTGCCGGTGGTGCTGATATCTTCACTGGCATGGGTACGAATCTGGCAAACCTCGGTACTGGTACTGCTCAGAACATTGCAGCCCAGCGTCAGGGATTGGCAGGTGAGAGAAGCGCCTACGGTGTGAATCTGGCTAACCTTGCGAGTTCCACTGGTACGAACATTGCCAACCTTCAGGCTCAGGCTGCTAGAGATACTGCAAGCCAGAGAGCAAGGGCCGGTGAATTGCTGGCGGCTCAGATTGAAGGCACGACAGTAAATCTTGCTGATCTTGCAGGCGCTCAAGGTACTAATCTGTCCAACGCTTTCCGAGACTTTGGCAATGCTGGTTTGAATATGTCTCAGAACGCAATTGCTCAACAGATCGCAGCACTCCAGCAAGCAGCAGCAGATGAAGCTAACGCGCAGCAGAACTATGGTATCAACACATCAGCAGCTTTGAGCGGTCAGCCGTTCATGCAGCAACAGCCTTACAACTATAGTGGTGCAATTAACAATGCTCTTCAAGCTGGCGCGCTGGGTTATGATCTAGCTGGTGGCGGCAACCAATCGCAAGGCACTGGATTCATGCAGGGTATTTCTCCTAGTGCAAGAATGGTTCAGGGCGGTGGGCAACCAATCCCGCAGGGATATATCAATCCCGGTACTGGTCAGCCGTTTAATGTATTCAGCACTAACTTGCTTGCAGCTAGACTCGGAGGCACACGCTAATGGCCCAAGATATCGGTTTACTGCTTCGCGGTCTCGGTGCCGCAGTCTCCAATCAGGTTCCTCAGTTTCGCCAGCAGATGGCGCAGGAACAACAAGACAGGATGCGCCAGCAAGAGTACGAAGCCCAGCAGGCGCAAAGGGCGCAGCAAGCGCGTATGCAGAATGTTGAGATGATGCAGGCTCGCCAACAGGCTACTGCTCAAGATTTGGATGCCGGTTTGAAAATGGCGGCTCGTGGAGACTGGGAAAGCCTTATAGCTCTAGGTGAAGACCGAATGAGAATTGACCAGCAGTTGGGCGGCTCTCTTGAAAACGATATGACTCCCATGTTTGTGAATATGGCTCGCAGAGCTGCTGCCGGTGATGCGATGGCAGGGAGTATGCTTACGTCACAGTTGGCTCAAGGCGTTTCTGCGATGTATGACAGAGGCTTGTTGCAGATGCCGGAAGTTCAGCGTGATAAAGGTGTCGTTGTTAATGGAAGGTTGGTCAATCCGTATAGTGGCGATGTAATAGCAGAATTCCCCACTGAGGCGGCTGCACCTACTCCGCAATCTCCAATCGGCAGACTTCAGTCAGACATTGCGGCGGGGTTGATCCCTAGCGAACTTGGGCAACAGCTAATTACTGCTGAAATGGCGGCAGCACAGCGAGCGCAAGCAGAAGCAGAGCAAAAAACGCAATCCGCAGCGACTCAGCAGCAGTTGATGAATGATGAATCATTGCGGGCGCTTTCATTAGCCGAATCGCTGATCGCAAATCCTAATCTAAAACGGGCTGTTGGTGCTATCCAAGGCCAATATATACCAACTTTGCGAGGCGGCACTGCTGATGTGGAAGTTGCCTTTGACGAGCTTAAAAACCTGTTGACTATGGGCAACTTGGAAAGGATGACAGGCGTTCTGAGTGAAAGCGATATTAAATTGATCGCAAGTGCTGCCAGCGGTCTTGATCTTCGCATGAGTGATGCTTCGGCTTTGGCTAAACTAAGCCAGATTCGTGACAGGCTGGTTCTTCGTCTGAAAGAAAAGGGCTTGATAAGAAACGATTACGGGACGCCCGGTGTAGTTACGGGACAGGTTCAGCGTGACGAGACTCCAGCGCCAAGAGTTATAAATGGTTATACCATTACAGAAATTCGCGGGGGCTAAATGGCAAAGTACGAACTTAAGGCACCAGATGGTCGGATTGTTGTTGTTGAGGGTAATGCTCCTCCAAGCCAGCAAGACGTTGAGCGTATTTTTGCCTCTATTCCGACTGCAAGGCCGAGTCTTATGCAGCGAGCTTCCCAAGCGATAGCTGGAGGCCCAAGGGAGGGTTTCCCTGAATACATTGCGGATGTGTCGCCAGAGGAAGCGTTAGCAGCAGAGCGCAGTATGGGCGATCCAGCAGCAAGCATTGGTCAGGATAGATTTGGAAATCCAGTTATTCAGACTTCTCGCGGCACGTTCTATTTGAATAAACCGGGCTTGTCTGTCAGCGATGTTACTAATGTGCTTGGTGGTGCAGAGAGGGCAATCAAATCGGCCGCCCCTTATGTTGCCGGAGGGCTTGCTGCTGCACCTTTACGGGCTGCTGCTCAGACAGGCGTTCAGGGTGCTATCGGTCTGGCACAAGAGGCTATTACACAAACTGGAAGAGGTGTTCAGGGTGAGCAGGTTGACTGGTCAAAGCTCGCAACAACCCCGATGTTTGCAATGGCTGGTGACGTTGCTGGCAGAGTGGCTTATCGCGTGGCTGCTCCTCTGGTGTCTAAAATCGTTGGCAGGGCTTCTGATTCAATTCGAGTAGTTAATTCTGATGGAACGCTTTCGGATGAGGCTATCAGGCTGCTTAGGTCTAGCGGGGTATCACCTGACGAATTTGCCGCACTAGCTTCTCAAGAAGTAGATTCTCTGCAAAGAACTGGAGTATTAACTAGGGAGCAGGCAGAGCGTTTCAATTTTATGAAAGGCATGGGCATAGAGCCTACCACTGCACAGATCACCAGAACGGCAGACGACTTCCAGCTACAGCAAGAGCTTGCCAAAAGAACCACCGGCGTTAGATCGGCTCTTGAGGGGCAGGAGGCTGCAATAGCTGGCGCATTTGATACCCGCATTCGTGGTGTTGATGCTCCAACAAGTGGCTCTGCTGTATGGGATGCTGTGGCGAATAAGGCTACCAAGCTGGACAGCGAAATTGGCAGGCTGTACGGGGAAGCAAGGGCGGCGATTCCTGCTGATCGCAATATCAAGTTTGGAAGGTTCTTCAATACACTAAAAAGCAAAGGCCCATCAAATCAGGCAACTGGTGGCATTGTTGCAAGTGTTCGTGGCTACCTTAAAGATGCCGGAATTCAGTCTGGGCAGCAAACCGTGATTGGGGCTACTGGACTTCCTACTCAGGTTTCTGCTGCAACCCCTGCAAGCGTTGGTCAGGCAGAGGCGCTCCGTATTGAGTTGAATAGGCTGTATCAAAATGCCAACAAAGAAGGCAGGGCTGTGATCCGATCTTTGAAAGAAGCATTGGATGAGGACGTATTGCGTACAGCAGGTCAGGATTATTTTGCCCAAGCGCGTATGGCAAAGGCAGAATTTGAGCGCGGTCTTGATCGAGAGCTGGTAAACAAATTTGACACGGCATCTGAGAGCTTAATTCGAGACATTCTTGATAACAGCATAAAGTCTGACGAAGTGTTCAATCAGGCGGTTCTAGGATCAAGATGGAGACCTAACGATCTACGCCAGCTTACCAATTATCTGGCAGACGGATCAGAAAGCGGGGCAGCTGCTCTAAGGTCTTTGCGCGCTGAAACGATGGATTACATTAGGCAAAAGGCATTTGTTGGGCCGGTCGATGAGGCTGGGAATCAGGCTATGAGCAGGGCTGCATTAGAACGCGCACTCAACAAGGTTGGTCAGGATAAGTTGAAAGTCATTTTCAATGCTGACGAAGTGAAATTCTTGGAAGATATGCTTAGGCTGGCAAAATTGCGGGAGCCTGTCAGGGGTACAGCACTTGGTCGCGGCCCTAGCGCGCAGGCAATTGAAAGGCTGGAAAAGTCACTGCTTTCCAAGATTCCAGTTGTTGGGGGTCTGGCTGACTTGGCCGTGGCACTTCGACTGGTTCGTGCAGAAAGTGCTGCTGCCCAGAGGATGATTTCGCCGTCTGCTGGTACAATATCGGCAGTTGGAAGGATGACACCTGCACAAACATTTGTAGGCCCGACAGCCGCTGGTAGAGTCCCGGCAGCAGTGCGCGGAATTGGCGCAGGCACCACTACTCAGGAGCAAAGATAATGGCGCGTTTCGGTTCGCTGGATACACAATACTTTGACGATGCAGGCAATCCGCTAGTCAATGGCAAGGTCTATTTTTACGAGACGGGAACCACGACTCCTAAAAACACTTATGCCGACATCAACTACAACATCCCAAACGCTAACCCGGTAATCCTCACTGCCGCTGGTCGTCAGCCTAACATCTTCTTCGATGGTGTAGCGAAAGCCATCCTCACGAAGTCAGACGATACTCAAGTTCTTGTAAGAGACCCGGTGGGTGATACTGCTTCGACCTTTGGTAACGCTTGGATCGCATCGAAGGATTACAACGCTAACGATGTGGTACAGGGTTCGGATGGTCAGTTTTACGTTTCACTTATCAACGGTAACGTTAATAACAATCCTGTCTCCACTACGGGTTCGTGGACGTTCCTTTACTCTGTAGAGTGGAATGCCGGGACTACTTATAAACTTGGCTCGGTGGTAACTTATCAGACCATTGTTTACCAGTCTCTTCAGAATTCAAACCTAAACCAGAATCCCCTAAGCGCACCCAGTTTCTGGGTTCCAATCCAGTTGGCTTGGAATTCGTCTGCTACCTATGCGATTAACGCTAACGTAGTGGGAACTGATGGCGTTTTGTATACGTCACTTCAGAATGCTAATACGGGTAATGTCCCGGCTAGTTCTGCGTCATGGTGGGTGGGTAGTTCTGCTGCTGCTGCTGCTAGTGCTACTGCTGCTGCTGCCTCTGCCAGTGCTGCTTCTACGTCTGCAACAAACGCTGCGGCTTCTGCATCCACTGCTACGACTCAGGCAAGCAACGCTGCTACATCAGCAAGCAATGCTTCAACGTCTGCCACCAATGCTTCCAATAGCGCGTCTGCTGCGTCTACGAGCGCAACTAATGCTTCTAACTCGGCTACTGCTGCGGCTACCAGTGCAAGTAATGCGGCGGCGAGTTATGACTTGTTTGATGACAGGTATCTTGGTGCGAAAGCAAGCGACCCATCTGTCGACAATGATGGAAATCCACTTGCTACTGGTGCGATGTATTTCAATACAACTACCACTACGACTAGGGTTTATAACGGTTCTGGCTGGCAAGACACTGCTGCTATTTCACCATCTCCCGGCGGTTTGACTTACGTTGTTAAAACAGCAAACTACACAGCCCAAGACATGGAAGGTATTCTCGCTGACACCAGCGGTGGAGCGTTTACAGTTACCCTGCCAGCTACTCCAGCAACTGGCGCTCAGGTAGTTGTTGCCGACTCTGGTAACGCATGGGGCACTAACAATCTCACTGTTGGCCGAAATGGTTCGACCATTGGCGGCTTGGCTGAGAACTTAATTTGTAATATTACCGGCGCTAGTGTGCAGTTTGTTTATGACGGCTCTACATGGGAAGTCTACGCTCAGATAGGTGGGAATGGCGGTAACGCAGCTACTCAGCCGGGGAACAACGCATTTACAGGTGCTAACACATTTTACAACGCTACAGGGCAGACATTTGGAACCGCGACCGCCACACAAGATGGAATCATTATTTCGGGGCGAGCTGGCGGGTCATCTTCATATCGCGCCACATTAACTCCGGCGACATTATCTGCAAACAGAGTTGTAACTATCCCTGACGGCGGCAACAATTACACACTTGGATATTTAAACCTTCCAGCGGTTGGTACAAAAACGGGCAGTTACACTTTAGCTGTTGGAGACGTTGGCGAATATGTTCAAGTCGGGTCTGGCGGGTCGATTACGATTCCTGACGCGACATTTTCTGAAGGCGATGCCGTTTCTATTTTCAACAATACAACCGGCAGCATTACCATTACTTGTTCAATCACAACTGCATATATAGCCGGAACCAACTCAGATAAAGCCACCATGAGTTTAGCAACCAGAGGCATAGCAACCGTGTTGTTCATCAGCGGAACGGTTTGTGTTGTGTCGGGGAATGTGTCGTGACAGGTATAATGCAGATGTTTGTGGGCAGTGTTTCTTCGCTGGTGGTGGACTACCTTATTGTAGCGGGCGGTGGTTCTGCTGGTGGTGCAACTTATCACGGCGGCGGTGGCGGTGCAGGTGGAGTTTTGGTAGGCAGCCTTTCACCGGCATTAGGATCAAGCATTACAGTTACCGTAGGCGCTGGAGCTGCGGCTCCGGGGACGTCTGCTTCCGGCGCTCAAGGAAGTTCCTCTGTTTTTAGTTTGTTCACATCAACAGGAGGTGGCGGCGGGGGTAACTACACAGCAACCGGAACTGGTGGCAATGGCGGCTCTGGCGGCGGTGGCTCTGTTGGTTCTGGCGGCTCTTACTCTGTGCCTCAAGCCGGAGGTACTGGCGTTAGTGGTCAAGGATTCGCTGGCGGGTCAGGCACCCAAGCTTCCTCACTTTATGGTTGTGGTGGTGGAGGCGGGGCTAGTCAGGTTGGTTCTAACGGGACAAGCGCAATAGGCGGTAAGGGTGGCGATGGTATTGCCTCATCAATTTCCGGTTCTTCAGTTTATTACGGAGGCGGTGGTGGCGGGTCGGTTTACAATAATGACGGCCCTGCTGGTGGTCTTGGCGGTGGTGGTGCTGCTGGCAATCTCACAACAAACTCAGGAACAAACGGGACAGCAAATAGGGGCGGTGGTGGCGGTGCTGCTGTGAGTCATTCGGCAGGAACGGCGGGAGCTGGCGGCTCTGGCGTGGTGATAGTTTCATCTCCTCAAGCAGCGGCAGCGACCACTGGTTCGCCAACAGTAACAACTTCCGGCGGTCGCACGATCTATACCTTCACCGCATCCGGCACGATTACGTTCTGAGGTTTACATGGCGCACTTTGCACAACTCGATGACAATAGCGTGGTGACTCAGGTAATCGTGGTTCACAACAACGAACTGCTGGATAACGGTTTGGAATCGGAAGCCAAGGGCATTGCATTCTGCCAGTCACTATTTGGCGGCACATGGGTTCAGACATCCTATAACGCCAACATCCGCAAGAACTACGCAGGGATAGGCTACACTTACGACTCAGGTCGCAACGCATTCATCCCGCCTAAGCCTTTTAGTTCATGGCTGCTTGATGAGGCAACGTGCAACTGGCAGGCTCCGGTGCCGATGCCCACTGACGGCAAGTTATATCGTTGGGATGAACAAACAATTTCGTGGACAGAATTAAAAACCTTGTAAGGGGTAATTCATGGCAACACTATCAGACATCATCACGCCGAGTAATATCGAAACGGCAAGCAATACTTCAACTCTGACGAATAAGACATGGAACAGCAATACCATTGGAGTTGCGTATGGTGGCACCGGGGTTACATCGCCCGGCACTGCTGGCAATGTTCTGACCAGTAACGGTACGGTGTGGCAATCAGCAGCACCCAGTGGCAGTGCGAATCTTCAGGAATTTTCAACGTCGGCAGTATGGACGAAACCATCTGGGGCCAATTTTGTCATGGTTGAAGCATTGGGTGCTGGTGGCGGTGGTGGTTCTGGGCGCTCTGGTAGTTCCGGAACCGATATATGGGCTGGCACTGGCGGCGGTGGCGGGGCTTATGCGTACAGGATATTCAAAGCATCCGATTTACCCTCTTCAGTGCTTGTAACTGTTGGCGCTGGTGGTGCTGGTGGTGCGTCTATTACTGCATCTGATACAAATGGCTCCAGCGGAGTGGCCGGAGGAAATTCGCAGTTTGGTGAGTTCCTCATTGCATACAGGGGTGGTGCTGGACTTGCTGGAAGTGCAGCTAGTGATGGAGGCATCGGCGGCGGTGTTCTTGGTACAAATGGCGTACCTGTAAATGACGGTGGAAACGTGACAAGTGGCACTTTCCAAGGCGCATTTGGGAGGGGCGGCGGCCAAATGGGCAATGGCGCATCTCGCACATATTCCAGCGGTTTTGGCGGCGGCGGCGGCGGTGGTAATGCCAATAAAGGCGGCACCGCTACCACTGGAGCAGCGGGAGGCTGTAGTTATCAGGGTGGCGCGGGCGGCGGTGGCGGCGGCACAATATCTGCAACGCCTCTCACATTCTTCGGTGGCGCAGGCGGTTCAATTGTCGGTGATTCTGGGGGCGGTGGAGTGGCTGGGGTGTATGGAAAAGGTGGAAATGGGGCGGCTTCACGCTTTGGTGGTGGTGGAGGGAGATCTAGCGAAACCGTTTCAAGCCTAGTATTAGGCGGAATTGCTTATGGAGATTCCAAGTTCGTTACAACTTCAAGTAACACCATTATTTGCGTCAGTTCTGACAATGGGGCGACATGGACTCAGCAAGCTGCGGTATCCATAGGTAACCAAACCAGAATTTATTACTTAAATGGTCAATGGGTCTTAATATCTGGATCGCCAAATATAATCGCAACGTCAACTAATTTGACATCATGGTCACTAAGCATTCCCCCCGCAAACGTAAGTGGACTAGCGTTTAATTCTGGCACATATGTAATGGTTGCCACTGCTGGTCAGATATATACATCTACAGATTTAATAACGTTCACATATCAAAATAGTGGCACAACTCAAAGCTTGAATGATGTTATACATGATGGATCAAGATGGATAGTTGTAGGAGCGAACGGTGTATCTCTTACATCTACTGACGCGATTTCGTGGACGATTGTTACGACTACCAGTTCGGGTAACTGGTCTAAAGTCGCATCTAGCGGTTCGGTCATTGTTGCAACATCATCGGCAACGCCTTTTGCATGGAGATCAACGGATAACGGTGCTTCGTGGTCTCCAGTATCAACAACGCTAACAGCAAACGGTGCTATTATTTATGCCGGTTCTCAATTTGTTATCGCTGTATCCTCAAATGTTTATACGTCATCCGATGGAAACACATGGACAACACAAACAGACGGAACAACTGATAATTATGGTGGAATTGCATACTCTGGAACCGCATATGCTATTTCGTCATCCACCAGCAATTCAAACGCTGCCATTACTTCGCCTACTGGCGTAACGTGGACTACGCGTACTTTTGCATCTGTGACTTATCCTGCAACTCCGGGCGGTAACGGCGGGATTGCTGCTGGTGGTGGTGGCGGGGCTGCAATTGTGAACGGGACTGCTGGCGGTTCTGGTGCTGGCGGTGCTGGCGGCAACGGACTTGTTCGCGTTTATACTTGGTGAGGTGGACATGAAATTCGCAATAATTGAGCAAGGTGTTGTGGTAAATATTGTAGTTGCAACTCCTGAATTCGCAGCACAACAAGGCTGGATCGAATGTCCTGAAGGGGTTTCTATAGGATGGCGTTTTGACGGAGTTGAAGCCTCTGCGCCTGAACCAGACCTTGAAGCTATTGCTGCTTCAGAAAGATTCAATAGAGATTCGTTACTTGTTGAATCAGACGTAAATGTTTTGCCTGATAGATGGGCAGCGATGACTACTGAGCAGCAAGTGTTGTGGGCCACTTATCGCCAAGCCCTTCGAGACATTCCGCAGCAAGCAGGCTTCCCCACTGCAATAGTCTGGCCTACCAAGCCCTAAGGAGTCGTTGTGGACTACCAAGTTCTCTTTAATCTTGCAGTGACTGTTGCAGCTTTCTTCGGCGGCTGGATTCTGTCTCGCATTTATACAGCGATTGACCGGCTGGATGATGAGGCTCGGAATATGCCGAAAAACTACGTTAGCAAGGATGACTACCGGGAAGATTTGAGAGAAATAAAAGAACTGCTTGGTGCCATCTTTAAAAGACTGGATCACAAGGTAGACAAGTAATGCTTGATCCAATCACAGCCTTTGCTACAGCCTCGGCGGCTTTCAATTTCGTCAAACGGGCGGTTGAAGCTGGTCGTGAGATTGAGGACGTAGGCTCTCAGCTTGGAACGTGGTTTAGTGCCTGCGCTGATCTGAAGCAGCACGAAGAAGAATCCCGTGATCCTCCTATCTTCAAGAAGCTGTTGAGCAAGGGTTCCGTTGAGCAGGAAGCAATGGAAAATTTAATGCGTAGGAAGAAGATCGAGCAGCAGGAAAAGGAGCTTCGTGAGCTTATTGTCTACCGGTTCGGTGTTGAGGCGTACCGCGAGATGATGGACGAGCGCAGACAGCTTAGAGAAGGCAGGGCGCGTACTGTAATGATCCAGCGTAGGCGCAGGGCTAAAACTCTACAGAATGTAATTGCTGTTGTTTTAATTGCAGGAATATTTGCAGTGCCGGTTGCGGTATCAATGTGGCTACTTGGAAAGGTTGAATAATGCTTACTCTACTGTCTACGCTCGCAAGTTTTCTGACCGGTGGTTTGCCCAAGTTGCTTGAGCTGTTCAAAGATCGTGGCGACAAGAAGCATGAGCTTGAGATGATGCGCATGTCCGTTGAGCGCGAAATGCAGATGGCAGAACGTGGTCTGGTTGCCCAACAGCGGATTGAGGAGATTCGAGCAGACGCAGCAATGGCGCAGGCTGCAGCTTCTGAAAGGCTGGCGCTATACGAACACGACACCGACATTGGCAAAGGCGCTCCCAAGTGGGTCATCGGCCTTCGAGCCTCGGTACGTCCGGTCATCACGTACTGCATGTTTTTCATGCTCTGCCTGATCAACGCCTTTGGCTGCTGGTATGCAGTGAAACAAGGGGTTCCGTTCTACGATGCGTTGGGTGTGCTGTGGACGGAAAACGACCAAGCTCTGTTCGCCTCAATAATAGCGTTTTGGTTCGGTTCGCAGGCGTTCGGCAGTGCGCGTAAGTGACGCAGGAAAGCAGCTTATCAAGGACTTCGAGGGTGTCCACAGACGCCCTTACCTTTGTCCTGCAATCCTCTGGACGGTGGGTGTGGGAAGAGTCCTATATCCGGAGCAGAACAAGCTCAAGATACCCGAACGTAAAACGTACCCGTTGAAGACCGAGCATGACAAAGATTGGTCTGATGAGGCAATTGATCTCCTTTTTGATGCAGACCTGCTTAAGTTTGAGAGCGGCGTTCTACGACATTGTCCTAATAGCACTTTTAGCCAAAGCCAGTTTGATGCCTTGGTTGCCTTCTCATTTAACTGCGGTCTTGGTGCCCTTCAGGCTTCTACTCTCAGGTCTCGGTATAACGCCGGGGACATAGAGGGTGCAGCAGCGGAGTTTCCCAAATGGAACAAGGGAGGGGGCCGAGTGCTACCGGGGCTGACAAGACGTAGACTGGCAGAGCAGGCGCTGTTCCTTTCGTGATTCCACAAATCAGGCCATTCTGAAAAGCTGTCATTTGTGGAAAACCAATAAATCCTCAAACAACTGCTTTACTTCTGTAAACTCCCTGCTTTATACTACGCCCTGTGCAATCCCGCACACCAAGGGCTAATAACAATGAACTATAAAGATATTTGGCAGAAACTCTCTGCCATTGACTGCACTAATCACGTTGAGAAAAAGAACGGCCTGTCTTACCTATCTTGGGCGTGGGCATGGGGTACGCTCATGGAACATTACCCGGATGCCCAGTATTCGTTTGACCAGCCGCAGGTATTCCCTAACGGAACGCAGATGGTGTTCTGCACTGTCCAGATCGGGG